CTTCAAAGGAGCGGAAGAAGGCTGGGCAGGGCAAGCTAACGGTGAGTGGCGGAAGGGTCTGGTAGTTAAGCGTGAGTTGGACAATGGTAATTATGATCTTGAATGGATTAGTTTGAAACGTCTGGAGAAGGAGTATGGGTAAACGGTCTGACTACAACAAGATACCAAAGGACTACTATCCAACAACTGACCCTAACGCTATTCCACCTAAGTTTATAGAGTTTATCCGTGGTAGGTTATATGCAGAGCCTTGTTGTGGAACGGGAGACTTAACGGAACTGTTGTATGATGTAGCTGTATGTAGGTGGGAATCGGATGTAGAGTATCGTGGGTGTGGTAAGATTTGGGATGCTTTGTGCTTATCTAAGCATGAACTACAAGACTGTGACCTAATTATTACCAACCCACCTTTTTCTCGTGATGTGTTGTTGCCCATGATTGACCACTTTATTAGTCTAAAACCTACTTGGCTCTTGCTTCCAGCAGACTACATGCACAACAAGTACTTTGCACCTTATATGGCTAAGTGTGGTCGAGTCGTTAGTGTGGGTAGGCTTAAGTGGTTCAAAGACAGTAAACACACGAGTACAGATAATTTTGTTTGGATGTTTTGGCCTAAAGGTGCTACGGAAGATACAGAGACAGTCTTCTACGGAAGAAGTTGAGATATGAGATTCACTACATCAAGTTACACAGGAGAAAGTGAGATAAGATGATTACTAAAGAACAGATTGAGGACTGGGAATCCTCAGAACAATACTATGATCCTTACGAGAACCAACGGTTTGACCCTTACGATGATGCACCACCAGTTGACGACTTGATTGAGTATATTTGGGGCAATACTGTGATGACACCTTTCGATATGGTAAAGCAATTCGCTGAGATCACAGGTCAAAACCCTACACCAAGTCTCTACGTTAAGCTGATCGGTGAGGAGTTCGATGAGTGGACTAAAGAGGGTATGATTAAGAGTGAGGAAGACCTGAAGGAATTGGCTGACCTGATCTATGTGTTGTATGGTTATGCTAACGCAATGGGCTACAAGATTGATGAAGCTATCAAAAGAGTGCATGAGAATAATGTAGGACGCTGTGTACAAGAAGACGGAAGTGTTAAGAAACGTGAGGATGGTAAGATCATCAAGAACAAGGCCTACCCTTCTGTGTACCTTAAAGACCTACTGTAATTTAGATAAGGAGAAATACGAATGAGCAACAAACACCAAGGCCCTAAGATTCCTGTAGCACAGTGGGCTGACGAACAGAAGTACCGTCAAGAGGGGGAAGACTACACACAGAAGGTTGGTCGTGTAGCTGGAGCATTGACTGACGACCAAGAACACTTCCACAAATTCTATAACATCCTTGAGCATCAACGGTTCCTTCCCGGTGGCCGTGTACAAGCAGCGGCAGGTTCCTATCGTCGAGTGACAGCCTTCAACTGCTTCGTGATGAAAGATGTACCAGATAGTATGGAAGGTATTATGGGAGTGGCTCGTGAAGCTGCTATTACTATGCAACTTGGTGGTGGGGTAGGTTATGATTTTAGTGGTATCCGCCCTCGTGGCGCACGTATCAAATCTATCGGGTCTCAAGCTAGTGGCCCTGTCTCTTTTATGGGTATCTTCGATAGTACCTGTAAAACCATCGCCAGTGCTGGTCATCGCCGTGGCGCACAGATGGGTTGCCTTCGGGTGGACCATCCTGACATCATGGAGTTTATCTCAGCTAAAGCTAACCACGACAAGCTAACACAGTTTAACATCTCTGTCCTCGTGACTGATGCGTTCATGGAAGCTGTTAAAAACGATGATGACTTTGACCTAACCTTTGAAGGTCGTGTGTATGATACAGTTCGTGCCTCTAGTCTGTGGGAAGCTATTCTTCGTAATACGTGGGATTGGGCAGAGCCGGGGGTTATCTTCATTGACCGTGTGAACCAGATGAATAATCTTTGGTACTGTGAAGACATCAGTGCCACCAACCCTTGCGGTGAACAGCCTTTGCCTGAGTATGGTGCTTGTTTGTTGGGTAGCTTCAACCTCACTAAGTATGTAGAAGGAGTTAAAGACATTTGGCAACCTTACGAATTTGACTGGGCCCAGCTAGAGCATGACATTCCCCATGTGGTTCGAGCGATGGATAATGTGATTGATGAGACTACGTACCCACTAAAAGAACAAGAAGATGAGGCTAAGAACAAACGTCGCATGGGCTTGGGTGTTACTGGTCTAGGTAATGTGCTTGGGGCTTTGGGCATTTCTTATGGTTCTGAAGAATCCAAGACGTTTACTCGTAAGGTTCTCAAGTTCATTGCCAATCGCTGCTACATGTCTTCAGCTTCTATTGCTGCTGAGAAAGGTCCGTTCCCTCTGTACGACAAAGAGAAGTATTTGCAAGGTCGTTTTATTCAAGGACTTGACGAAGATGTAAAAGAGGCTATTGCTGCTTGTGGTATTCGTAACTCACACCTCACGTCTATTGCACCAACAGGAACTATCAGTCTTACTGCTAACAATGTTTCTAGTGGTATCGAACCTGTCTTCTCTCTGTCATATGATCGTACTATTCAGACGTTTGAAGGACCGATGATTGAGACTGTGGAGGACTATGCTTACCGTGAGTGGGGTGTTGAGTGTGACACTGCTGATTCTATTAGTGTGATGGACCATGTAGGTATGCTCAACGCTGCACAGGAATGGGTTGATAGTGCTTGCTCCAAGACTTGCAATGTTGGTCCTAATGTCGGATGGAAAGAGTTCAAGAATGTCTATCTAGAAGCCTATGAAGGCGGTGCTAAAGGTTGTACTACTTTCCGTGCATCTGGTAAACGGTTCGGTATTCTTAATGCTAGTGCTTCTGAGGATGTAGTAGAAGAGGACACTGCTGCTCCTGATGAAACTACAGTAGAAGGTGGTGCTTGCTACATTGATGTGGAGACAGGTATCCGTAGCTGTGAGTAATAACTACAAAACACCTGAGCAAGTGGATAAAAGGCTCACCCCACGACATAAAGAGTACAAGTCACCGAAGGACAAGGAGACAATGGCAAAACCTCATGGTATTGAACGTAAAGGAAGTAAGTACAAAGTATTCCTTGACATATCTGGAGTAAGGGTTCATATAGGTTACACAAAAACATTAGAGCAAGCGGAAGAGATGTTGAAACAAGCAAAGGAAGATGCTCATGAATTTTGAGCCTGTAGTAGATAATACCCCTGTGGTGGAAAACGATTACCCTGTGAACTGGTCTTCTCGTGAGTTTGAATACCTCAAGAGTCTGGACGATAGTATCAAAGCTAAAGAGGATAATGTTAATAACCCAAGTCACTACGGGCAAGGTTCCATTGAAGCTATCGACTATATCAAAGACTTCCTTAATCCTGAAGAGTACCAAGGATACCTACGTGGGAATATAGCGAAGTACCTTCATAGGTGGCCTTATAAGAATAAGACAGAAGACCTTAAGAAAGCTGAGTGGTATCTTGAGAGACTCATTGAACATGCAGAATGCGAGGAAGATAAACCCCTCCCAGAATACCACAAGAACAAACAGATAAAAGATGGTAAGCCACTAATGCGTGATACAACTGTCAGAAAAGAATAGCCACACTGAAGAACGCCGTATCATATTTAGAAGGAGCTACAGAACAAGAATGATTATTGATATGCTACAGACACTAGCAATCGTAGGACTAGCGGTCTGGATGTTAGCGTCCTATCCACCTACGCCACCCTTTGACTAATTGACAAGGAAATCTAATGTTAACCTCACTACTTCTTGTAGCTAATATGGTTGCTTGCCTTCTTCTCGTTGTGGCTGTCAGTCGCTTGTGGAGTAGGGTTGAAACTATGTCACTACTTTTTACCTATACAGCAGTATATCTACACGACAATTTCTACGACTTTGCTAACTTTGATGAACCACCAGAAGAGGATGACTACTATGATGATTAAACTACTCAAGGCACTGTCTCTGATGCTATTGCCAACTACAGCACTGGCGGCAGTCAACTATGACGAAGAGACTAGCACACTACGTATTACTGGTCCTACTAACATGATCCAAGTGATTTCTGCTAGTAACTACATGACTGAGAATGACGTACAGTATATTGAGATGTGGGGTCCGGGGGGCCTGATGGAAATGGGGCTACAGCTTGGCAATCGTATCTCTCGTGAAGAGACTGCTACTGTAGTTGTCCCGAAAGGTAAGTCCTGTATCTCAGCCTGTGCCTTTGCAGCTATGGGGTCTAGTCATATTCGAGTTGATGGAAACCTGAAGCTACATCGTCCGTTCATTGCTCGTTCACCTACTATGATCCCGCTTGAGGATGTCCTAGCCTACATGGGAAAAGGATACCTGAAGGTCGCTTACTATCTTGAGGACCACGGCTACAAGCGTAGTGTTATGGAGAATATGATGGAGTTTACTAGCCCTTGTGCTTTCATGGTCTACAAAGAACTTGAGATCAAGAAGCCTGAAGACTTGAAGCTATGGGCCTTGGACGACAGTCGATGTGATCTCCTTAGGATTAGGCGGTAAATATAGGACTTCTAAATCATCTTGTAGCGTCTATATTTCTACTGTCAGCTTGTGCACCGTCCCCTGATACTCAGAGGGCTTGCATCACAATAGGTGCTGACAGTGGTCATTAGGGACTGGCAAGGGGAGTGGACTAAAGGACGCGATTGCTCCGACATGTCCACGCGGGCCGCCTCACTTTTTCAAAACTAATCAAGAGCGGCAGAAGTCGCCGAAAGGGTTTTATGACCTCACATAATGACCAAGAGAAGCGCTTCGACCGCATTGAGGAAAAATTGGACAAACTGGCAGAGGCCATCGTGTCTTTGGCCCGTATGGAAGAGCGGATGGTAACTTTGTTCCGCCGTATCGATGTCTACGACGGCCATCAGGAAAACATGGAAAACCGGATTTCTAGTGTTGAAAAGCGCGTGGGGACGAACGGGCAGACCTTGCGGTTTGCGGAACGGCTTTTCTGGATTTTGGTTTCTGGGGCGGTCGCCACAGTATTTTTTTACATGCGAGGTTAAGGATGGCTGACGACAAGAAGAAAGAATTGACTGAGCGGCAGGCTGCCCTGATCGACGCCCTGATGGGTCCGGCGAAGGGCGACATCCGTGCGGCGATGAAGATTGCGGGGTACAGCCCAAACACCAACACGATGGAGGTGATCAAGCCTATCCGTGATGAGGTGAAAGAGGCGGCGGAGATGGTGATTTCCATGAACGCGCCTAAGGCCGCTCTGGGCGTGGTGGGCGTCCTAGATGACCCCACCGCCCTCGGGGCGAAGAACGCAGTCAGCGCGGCAAAGGAAGTCTTGGACCGGGCTGGTGTGGTTAAGAAGGAGCAGGTCGAGGTGACTGCTCCTAAAGGTGCAATGT